CGCGCACGCAGGCGCTGCGCGAGGAACTCGTTCTGCGTCAGCGGCGCATTCGGCGACAGCAGCGCGAAGTTCAGGTCGTTGAACGTGTCCACCGGGTCATGCGGTCCCTCGCGCTGGTACGTGCGCAGGAACTTGCCCATCAGTTCGTTGTGCTTCTCCTGACCGATGACGCTCGGATCGAAGTTGTTCGCCTTGATCGCGAAGAGATCGGGAATGGTGAACTTGCCCTCCAGTCCACCGGGCACCATGATCTCGCGCTTCGTCGCGATGTCGCTCACGCCGAGCGACTGCATCGGGTTCTGTCTGAAGTCGGCACCGTACTGCGCACCGTAGGCTTCCCACTCCTGCGGTGACATCTCCTCCGGGCGCTTCGGCAGCGTGCGCGGCTCGGCGCGATAGCGCTCGCGGTTGCGCAGTGCGGTCGAGACTTCGCTCGCAGGGATCGTGCCGCCGCCCTTCAGGCGCGGGTCCGCGCCGAAGGAGCGCGCGATGTCTTCCTCGCCCTTCGGCAGCACGGCACGAAGCTCGGGCTTCGTCACGCTTTCGAGGATGGGCAGCGACTCAGGCGTGAGTGCGAAGCCTTCGGACTTCGGCTTGCGCAGCGCCTTCACCGTCTTGCCGATGGCACCCTTGCCCTTTAAAGCCTTCGCGCCAGTCGCCGCTTCCACGTCGCCAGAGTAGAAGGCCAGCGGCAGCAGCACGTCGGCCGCACTCTCCATCACGTCGGCAGGCGTGATGTCCGGGTTGTCGATCACGCGCTCGGTGCCTCGGCGAGCGAGCGGAGTCATCACGCCGCGCTCCTCGGTGATCACCTTGCGCGGCGACATCTCGCGCAGGAACTTCGGCAGTTCGCTGCTGATCACGTCCCATGCGTTCGCCATTACTTTCTCCGCTGCTGCAGTTGATGGATCGCGCGCTCGATGTCCGCGCGCTTCACGGCCGCATGCTTGCCTTCGGTCACGTACTCTGCCTTGCGCTTCAGTGCCTGCGCGAAGGACGTGTTGAAGTCATCCATCGTCGTCAGGTTGTTGCGCTTCATGTACTCGCGATGCTTGGCACGCGTGCTGATGTCGGTGCCATCGGTGGCACGCAGGCCATCGTAGTGCGAGTCGCCGATGACACGATTGTGCGGCAGCATCTCCATCGGATTCTCGGGGATGACATCGACGCCTTCTTCATAGGCGACACCGTTCACGTAGATCCATCGACGACGCGCCATGCTACTTCTCCATCGCTTGCTTGATCGTGTCACGCAGCGGGGCGGCCTCCTGCTTCGCCTCGTTCGCGTGCTCCTCGGCCGCGTCCTCGGCCGGTTCGATGGACAACTGCGCCCCGCACACGGGGCACTTCACGAGCATGTTGTGCTCGCTTTCGCGTTCTTCCATTTCAGCCATCACTGTGCTCCGGGTATTGGCGCAGGCGGGACACCCGCACCGGGTTGAATAGCAGCCATCGGATTGATCTCTTGCGGCCCCTGCGGGCCGGGCATGGGCGGCGGGCCACCGCCACCTTGCGGCGGCATCGGCGGCGCGCCCTGCGGGCCTGCAGGCGGCTGCTGGGGCATGCCGGGCACAGGTGGCAGGCCTTGCCCTGTAAGCACGGCCTGCTCGAACTGCTGCGCCTGTGCATCGACCAAGTCCTTCACGCCGCTGGCGCGCTTCTGGAAGGCGCTGGCCTTGTCGGACTCGACCTTCGCTTCCTTCTCGGGATCGGGCGCAGGCGGCTGCGGCGGCTGGCTCGCGGCCTGAATCGCTTGATCGAGCAGTGTCTCGATCTCCTTGCCGATGCGGAAGCCGCCCAGACCCCACTTCATCATCTGCAGCACCATCGGTGCCGCAGCAGGCTGCGCCTGAATGAGTGGTGTCACGCTCTGCACGAAGCCGCCGACGGCCTGCATGTACTGCGTGCGGCTGTCGCGCTCCTGTGCCCAGTCCACCATCGCCATCGTTTCCGACTCGACAGTGATGCGGTAGCGCTTCGTCTTGTCTTCCTTCAGGAACTGCACGGCCTGCTGCGCGAGCGGCGCGTCGTTCGAGTGCATGATGTTCGAGCGCTCGATGATCGTCTGCGGCTGGAAGTGCTCGCAGATGATCTCGGCACGAATGCGCTGGCCCTGCGCAACCCACTGCCCGATTTCCTGCTGCTTGTACTGCAGGCGCGAGCCACCGAATTGCGCCTTGAGTTGCTGCGCGCCCAGTGTCTCGTCGGGATCGGTCATGCCGCGCATCACGTCGCCGATGCCGAGCACCTCGTACAGGTTCTGCTTCAGCACGTCGCGCTGCATCGTCAGGCGCTCGATGGTCTGCGCGACCTGATCGATAGGCACCCAGTCGATAGCCCCTTTAACGCCGCCCTTCTCCGCGAACGCGGCCCAGTTGTCCACGGGGATCAACTGGTTCTCCATGCCCTCGGTGAAGAGGCGCTGGAGGCCCGTCGCTGTCTTGTCGTACACGCCCACCACCTTCGCTGCACGCGTGAGGTAGGTGATGCGCGTCGTCAGTTCATCGATCTGGTCGTACTGATCCTGCGCCATCTGGAAGTCGGCGCGCGGCATGAAGTTGCTGCTCGTGAGGTTGCTCACCAGCGGCTGCGGGCACGGGAAGAAGTTCGTCAGCTTGAGCGGATCGTCCTTCTCGTCGCAGACGACATCCATGCCCAGCACATGCCAGTACACCTTCTTCGTCGTGCGGTCCCAAATCTCGAAGACGCCCGCCTTCTCCCACGGGTCATTCTGCGGCTGCGTCGAGTCCGCGTTCTTCTTCTGCTTGTTGATCGGCACCGTCTTGCCAATCTTCTCGCCGAAGCGCTTGATGAGTTGCTCGCGGTTCATGAACACGCGGCGCGCCACCCAGCGCACCTCCTCCCACGTCCGCGCAGGCGACCACCAGAAGTCTTCCCAGAAGATGTAGTCGGTGAGGCAGTCCTCGTGCACGATGGCCTCATACGGGGCCGCAGGCACCAGCACCTGCCCGGTCTGCGGGTCTTTGACCTCCTCGGTCATCTGCTCCGCTGTCTCGACCTCGTACCTGTACCAAATCTGACCGAGGCCCACGAGCAGGTAGTCGCCCACGCCCTGATGGCTCGCGATGGCGAAGTCACTCAGGTCTTTCTCGACCGAGTGATTGAGCATGCGCTCGATGATGTTGCCTGCGACACGCGACACGTCGTCGTCGGCATCTTTAAAGGAGTTGCTCACGTCTACGCGCGGCGGCTTCGCGTAGAGCGAGGCCTTCAGCACTTGGATGTTCGACCAGAACAGATTCAGCTTATAGGCCGAATCGTTGTCGTTCATCATCGCGTTGCTGCGCGTGTCGAGGTACTTGCCGACCACCTTCTTCGCGGCCGTGTGGAACTTCGTCAGTTCCTTCTTCGCCGCCTGCAGTTCCTTCTCCCAGCGCTGGGCACTCTCGCGCGGGTTGTACTGGCTGTCGGCCTTCTTCGGGTTGATGTCAGACACGTCGCGCTCCTTGGCTCGGTCCTACTGTAGACCACAAGTCATCCAGTTTAAAGGCATGGTGCAGTGGCTGCGTCAGTTGCTGCTGCGCAGGCGGCGGCGCGGGCGGCGCGATGTAGTCCTGCAGTGCGGCTGCGCCCTCCATGAAGGCGTCGGCCGCGTGGCTCGACCAGTCATGCAGCGGCTCGCTGCTGAACACGCGCTGCTCCTCGTCATAGCGATACTGGTACGCGTGCAGCGCCTCGATCAGCGTGGCTGCCTTCGTGCCATCGAAGCGGCACGAGCGCAGCACCTTGCGCCCGGCGTTGATGCTGTCCTGCTTCTTCCTCTGCGGGTTGACGCGCACCTCGTCGGCCACGTTGGCCTTGAGGAACTGCTCGATCACCGAGTGGCGCGACTGGAACGTCTTCACCTTCGCGTCATGCGGCAGGTACAGCAGCGAGGCACGCGGACGCTCGCGCAGCCGCTCGATCCACTCCTCCGCATCGAGGCCGGTGCCCTCGTCATAGTCGATGATCTCGAAGCCGCCGCGCATCACGCGCCACCAGATGAACGCGGCCTTGTCGCGGAAGCCGATGTCGCTCGACACGCGCACCTCGGCCAGCGGGTCAGGCGCGAGTGCATCGAGCACGCGGCCCTCGCGCTCGGCCTGCTCCATGTACTTGCCGAAGATCGCGCCGATGTTCGCCGCGCTGAAGTCGCACAGGTACTCCTGCCTGAACAGTTCGTCAGGCATCTGCTTGCGCTCGTCTTCGAGGACGTGCTGCGGAATGTGCTGCGTGTCATACGCTGTCAGATGCGACCAGTCCCACATTGGATCGCCCTTCGCGTACTGCATCAACTGGTGGAACCAGTTGCGGCCGCGCGGCGTGCTGATGAACGCGGCCCATCCACCGTTGCCAGCGAGCATCGGCCTGAAGTAGTTCCATGCACGCGGATCACTCAGCGCAGCCTCGCTCATCACGAGGCCCACCGGGTTCGCGCCCACGATGCTGTCGTAGTAGTCGCTGCCCACGAGTTGCCAGAGCGAGCCGCACTTGAGCACGATCTTCATCTCTGTCTCGTTCTTGCTCTCGCGGATCTCGGGCGGGAACACGGTGTCGATGATGCGGCGGCCCTCGTTGTCGAAGCCGTCCCAGATCACCTTCCGCGCCTGCTTGTGGTTCGGCAGCATGTGCAGGTACATGCCAGTGCGCTCGTGCATGGCCTTGCACGTCTGGTGCGCGAACGTCAGGTCTTTGCCGTAGCGGCGCGGCCAGCAGTAGACACCGCGCAGGCCGCCGTTGTCGAAGTAGCGCATCGCGCTGCGCTGCCCGAGGTCGCGTGCTTTAAAGCCGTAGGGCAGTTCGATGTTCACGCGTGCGACACGCCGTCAAGGATCGGATCGAACACGTTGAGCTTGCGGCCGTGCTGCGAGCACTGCGCGTTGATGCACCAGACCTCGCGCCTGATCGCGCCGTACACCTGCTCCTCTGCGCGTGCACCGCATGCGCCGCAGTAGAGCGCCGGGCGCGTCACGAAGACGACACGCGTGGCCGCATACGCTGCGACATCGCTGTCGGGACTCATCGCTTGCGCAGCAGTGCTGCCTTCTTCGCTGCATCGGCCGCGTTGAACTCCTTCGCGACCTTGACCGGCGGGCCACCGCCACCGGGCTTCTTCCAACCGTGGGCCACTGCAGCCATCAGGCGGGCTTGTGCTGCGCTTTTGCTCGGCATAGGTGTCAGGTGATCTTGTTGATGGTGATCGTCAGCGGGCCGCCCTCTGCGCCCGTCATCTCGACGCTCGACAGATCGGGCAGTGTCTTGCGCAGCAGTAGTTCGCTCGCGCGCAACTGGACAGCGAGCGTGGCCGGATCGCCCTCGGCCTCGCCAGCAGCGATGCGCTTGACGCGCTCGATCACGTTGCCGACCTGAATGCGCGCTCGCGCATCGTCCTGCTGGCTCTTGATCAGCGCTCGCACCTCGCCTATCGGTTTAGCTCTCGGCATAAGTTCTCGCTATCGCTCGCCTTTCTGGTTCCGACCGGCACTCTACGCGCGCCGCTGCCACTGTGCAACATCAGCGGGCTTGCGTGTCAAACCTGTTCCCCTGTTCCCACCTGTTCCCACCTGTTCC